TAGCTCACTGACAATTCCCCGACGCTCTTACTCGTGATGCCCGCCTCGCGCGTGCGAGCGTACCAGAGCGACCGCGTGAGGCTGATCGCCGCGTCTTGAATATCGAATGGAATCGTGCAGCTGGTCGTGGTCGTCCCGTCGCCGGTGCTGACCTTGCCCAGCGGTGGGACATAGCCCGCGCTGAACTCCACCAACCAGCGATTGTATTCTTGCCCTGGCTCTGGGTACGGCGCCACCTCGGCATAACTGACATAGGTCCAGGGCCAGCCCGCATTCCTGACCAACTGCCCGCGCTCGTAGTCCACGGTGTACTCGGTGGACGAGAGTTGGGTGCCGGTGCCGGTGTCTGTCCCGTCGAACACCCGCAAGACAGCCCGCACCGGATGCGCTGGTAGCTGCAAAATCGGCCCGCCGTAGGACGGCAAGACGGCTTGGTAGACTTGATCCAGCAACGGGCGCCCGATGAACGTCTCGATCCGCTGGCTGGACCGGCGCAAGAAGCGCGTCAGACTTTCGTCCTGCCCTGCGTCCGTGATGTCCATGGCGTCCTTCAGATCGGCCAGGCTCACCAGCGTGTCGTCGGTTGCGCTACTACAGACCATCAGCATCGGCTATGCCTCCACCGATCCACCGCGTGATTTCAATTCCAGGATCTGATACATCCGTGTCGATTCCTGTTGCGCCCCGTCGTTGAGATAGAGCAAGTTCAATTCCCGATCCAGCTCGGCGCGTAGCCCTTTCAGCCGGTCATCCATGACCGTGCGGCTCATCGAGTCTTCAGGCATCTTGTCCCTGACTAGCTCGGCTTCCTCGACGTGCCCCTGCATGACGTGCACCTTGTCGCGTTGGTGCGCCACGATCTTGTTCAGCTCGGCCGATCGGCGTTTCAGTTTGTTCAATCCATAAAATCCGTAGTCCGGTTCAGCGTCGTAGCCGTAGGTATGCGACTGCCAGAGCAAGGCGGTCTGCTCCGGCAGGTGATACTGGATGCCCTTGGCGTGCGCGACACCGAGATAGAACTCGACGCACGCTTTCTCGAAATGGTATTCCCGCCCGACGATCAGGTCGATCCCGTAGATCCCGATCTGCTCAAACCCCTCGGCGATGGCCAAGGCGATCATCATCGCGATGCTGCTGGTGAAGTATTCGTGGACTTGCAGCTGTTCCTTGACCCACGCCTTGGGAAACGGCAAGGTCATCGGCATGCCTTCTTGCGCGTCGATCATGTAGACCGGACACGGCGCCGCCTTCAGCCAGTCGCGCAAGCTCGCGCCCGTCGCCCACTTCCGATCGTCGTGCCAGTCGTGGTGAATCTGAAACCATCGATCGGCTCGCGGGATGAAGCGATAGAGTTGATTGACGCCCCAGATCTCACAATCCGGATCGTTGTACCAGGCCAGGTGCCGACTGTTCTCGGCGTACCCGACGATGCAGACTTTCTTGCGCTTGGGTTGCGTGAGCACCAACCGGCCATCGATGACGATGTGGTTGGCGTTGCAGGGATGGTCGGTGCGGAGAGGCCCAACCAGGTCGGGCGTGACGCCCGCGACTTGTTCCCAGACGATGCCGCCGGTGGAAGCGATGGGGAGTTGATTTTCGGTGATCTCGGTCTCGTCGAGTGAAGGCTGCATTGCGACGTTCCCCTCTGTCGGTTATTTGAGCGCCGGTGCGCGTCGCATCTGCTTGTGCGCTGGCGGCTCGGCCAGTCGTTTGGCATCCTCCACAGAACGGTTCTCAAACAGTCGAGCGCAGCCAAGCTGGATCGCGTGCTGGGCCACCGCCTCTGAGACGATGGCCCGCTCGCCAGGGTTGTATTGTGCCCCGCCCACGATCAGGAACTGCTCGATGAACTCGACGGTCGGCATCTAGGTATTCGTTGCCGTGGTCGGCAAAATATCCCTCAGTCCGCCGACGCTCTGCGAAATCTCACCAGGGGTTTCCTGGTTGGCCCGCGAGAGCGAGACGCCCAAGGCCACGGTCAGGATACCCGCTGCCGTTGAGGTGCTGAGTCCTGGTGCCGTGATCGTCCCTGCCGCCGTGATGAACCGCTTGGCGCCGAGCAAGGGATAGGCCACATGCGACACCTGGACGCGAGTGTTGCCGGTCGTCCAGTTCTTCCAATCGGTCGATTCGCCCTGTGTCGTGTAGAACGGCACGGCAGCCTGAATCATGCCGGTCGAGAAATCGGCCAAGTCGCCTCCACCCGAACTATCCCCGTGCCGGAGCTTGACGGCCACGGAACGGAATCGCGCACCCTGCGTGCTGGTCGTCCCAGGCAACTGCCCAACCATGAACGGCTGGGCATGCGTGAATGCCGGTCCCAGGGCGAGCCGGTCGATCACCGACCCGTTGAACACCCCGCCGCTGGTGGAATCGAGCCCTGTCGAACAGTCGGCCACCGTGTGCGTGGCTTTCGCTGTGACAATCATCGGTGTATAGTGCAGCATCGTCTGTCCTCCTTGATCGTGTCAGTGGTTTGTCAATTCTGTGATCCCGTGAACCTTACGCCATCACCCAGGCAACTTTGTTGGCGATCGCCAGGCAGGCTTCGCGCACGACAACCAAATCATGCTCATCGATGGCCCGAATGACGGTCTCGTCTCGGCTGAACGCCGCCTTCACTGTTCCGCCCTCTTCGTAGGCCGCTTGGCTAGACGCGTCGATCACGAGGTTCTGGGCTTCGCCCACCACCACGTCACCGAAATCGCAGAGGTAGATTTCTGTTTCTGTGGTCCCGCCGCCATCGGTCAGGTTCTCCGGCACCTGGGTGCTGACCTTGTAGGGATACCCGAACAGGGTGCCCATGGCCAATTCAGGCCGGAGGATGAAATCGCCTGTGGTGCTGCGCACCATCAGCAAGGCCATATAGGTGCGAGGAGAGATGATCCAGGCTGGTTTCATCATCGGGCAGTTGCCGGTAACCAGAAGGTTGATCAGGCTGCCGATGACGGTCGCGTAGAGCGCGATGCCGTTGGTGCCCGCACCGGAAATGAGGTTCGTAGGCTTGACCCAATACCGGAGGCCGCGAGGCGTGGCGTCTGTTCCCTGCCCGCGCAGGAAGGCTTGATCCTTCCGGACGGCCAGGCCACTGACCACTTGATTGCGAATCAGCTGGTCGGCCCCAGGAGAGCTGAAGCGGAACAGATCGTTGCTGGCCGGAATGTTCGCGACCAACTTCTTGAACGAGAGCAACACGCTGCCGGTCTTGACCTGCTCGACGGTGGCCGCCGTGGATTCCCCCACGTAGTACCCCGTCACGCCCTGCGTCACTTTCGGGAGTCGATAGTTACCTGACGGCATCGGAAGGAAGGTCGGCCCCAAGGCTGTGACCACCACCCGCGCCCGAAGAATGTCGATCACCTCGGCACTGACCGGCTGCGGGATCAACACGCCGCCCGTGTCCGGATCGCCCGCGCTCATCGCCTTGCTTTCTGCGCCGGTGTATTCCTTGGCTTGCTCGGTCATCATCTCGGCCAGATCGTCGTGGCCTGCTCGCTTGAGCAACTGTGCGGTCTGTCCGATGTCGTTCCTGGCATTCTTGAGGCAGCGCACGATGGTGCCCAACGCCTCGCCCTTTTCCCGCACCCGCTTGGTCGTGGATAGATGGCTCTTGCCCTGCGTCGCATCCTGCAACGCCTTGATGGCGGCCGCTTGATCGACCTGCGCCTTAGTCAAGCCTTCGATCTGCTCGGACGGTGCCATCGCCTTCGAGACCGCCTTCCCGACGATGTCAGCCACCGAGGTGCTGACGTATTCCTTCATGATCGCCTGAGCCTGCTCGGCGATCGTCCCTTTCAACTGCTCCATGGTCATTGTTCCCATCGTCGTTTCCTCCTCGTGTGTAATGGACTTGGTTAGGACACGCGCCCGCGCGCATAGTTGACTGCCCGCACTACGGCCTGCTCTGTTTCCAGTACCAAGGCCTTCATCGTCACGTCGCGCACATACGCGGCCAGCTGGTCGCGCTCGATGTCGAAGAGATCTTCTTCGATGTCCAACAATAACGGCTCGTCCACCTCCAAGGTATCGGCGATGGAAACCGCGTCAGGCTCCTTGGCGTCGCCGGTCGAGGTCGCCGTCGCTCCCTCGGAATACCCCTTGTGGGGGTTCGGCGTCCGGACCAACAACTGAGCCTTATTGATCGCCTCAAACGTCTTTTCCACCTGCGAGGCCGGCAACCAGACCCCCCGCTCCCCATAGTATTCACCGAGCAACTTCTCCGACCACTCGACTAACGGCTTCAGCAGCCCCTTGTGCTCAGGCCGATCGATCGACATCTGGACCAAGGCTTCTGGATTGGCAGGAATCGGCACGATCGAAAATTCCAACAGCTCTTGCTGAAAGTAGTTCATCCCCTTCTCGCGGTCAGACGCTTTCTCGTGCTTGATCGGCTTGAACCCGACCGAGGTGGCCCCCAAGAATCCACCCTTGAGCAACTCGTAGACCGTATCGGCAAACGGATGGATGCCCTTTGCCGGAAACTCCGCCGTGGCCGCCAGGCCGTTCTTGGTCTGCTCCATGCTGATCGCCTTGGCCACCGGCAGGCCGGAATAGTCGTGGCTCCAGAGCACGATGGGATTCTTCTTGTACGAGGCGACGTCCCATCCCTTCGGGTCGATGGAATCCCCGTCACGATCCACCGCATCGGTGCTGATCAAGAATTTGATGGTGCGGGAATCGGGAAGGGCCTTGACGTCGGCTGAGAAAGTCTTGAAGAGTGTGTCCATTGGGCAACCTCTCAATAACAAAAAAGCCGAGAACTCCCAAGGCCTTCCTTGGAAATTCCCGGCTCGCAATCTGACCAGGCGCAGCGAATTAAGCTGTAGACTGCTCTACCATAACTCCGTTCGGTTCAATTGTAAACGACTTTTCGCGTACCGCCAGAAAATTCTCCATCTCCATCCTGAGAATCGCCTTGGTCGCCAGGCCAGTGCTGCGATCAAACTTCAAGTCGATGTGCAGGCACGACACCCCGACCGCCGCGTTCAACGCCTCTTCGTGCCGAGCCAACGCGGCCAGGATAGCGTGCTCGATGTGGGTTGCGCGCGTGATCATGGGCGTCCCTCCGGTGATTGAAAGATCAGCCGCTGCACGGCGTTCCCGCAGTCTTGTCGTAATTGCAGCAAGGCTTCCGTCCTGAGTTGGAGCGTCTCGTCCAGCGTGTGCGCGATGTCGGGACT